AGGAACGGATGATCCAGGCTCAGGTGCTGTTACTGCGTGAGTTACCGGAACTGCTGTTACTGCTGATGGAATAGGTACGTTGATTGCTGCACCTTTTTCAGCGGCCATAGTTGAATAATCGTTGTTTACCATTGAAGGCATAACGCAATTTTGACGAAGTGCCAAAAGTCCTTGGGCCAAAAGTCTAGGAATTACTTCTGTGAGTGTGTTGACTGCCATTGTATTTTCTCCTTAATATATAAGTTATTTAAAAAAATTAACTGGAAACAACAATTTTGCCCGATGCAATTGCTTCAAGGTTGTCACCAAAAGCTTTCTGGTCCCCTCTAGCAATTGTTTGGGCTCTGCTGAAGCTTCCTGAACCACCGGCACCGGTTCCATGAGATTTTTGCATGATGGCATCTTTCATTGGATATTTATTTAATATCTCTTCCATAGCCTCATCAAAATCAGCAGGTTCACCGGGACGTTTCTTACTATAAATCAGGTTTTCACCAAGAAAACCGCTTACCATTCTATTTCCATTTTCTGCTTTTTCAATTTTGAAATGTTTTCCAAAATAGGCTTCTGCAATTTCAGGAGTTAAAACGGTTGTTGGTTCTTTTCCGGTAAAATGTGGCGACCGGGAGAATTGGGACGTAAGGAGCGATTTTCGAAGTCCATTATCAGATTCGTCAAGCTTTTTTTGCATATCTTGAACAGCTTGTAGACGTAGATTTCTTTCCCCTTCGAATTTTCCTTTCCAAGCATCTTCGGTTTCTTTTTTGATTCTCTCCACTTCTTCCTTTTTGGTGAGATCACCTGCTGACAAATTCGCTGTCAATTGCATTGCTTCAAGTGCCTTAGTAGGATCAAGATCACCGAAAGCAGACAATTTCTCATTGTATTCTTTTGCTTTCAGTCTGTGGCTCTTTGCCTCTTCTTGCAGGGCTGGGACCTTAGAGTAGAGGTGAATTGCATCAAGACCAAATTCCTTGTTATCTTGGTCATCAAAGACAACGGGTAATCCTGCTGAGTCAATCATAATGCCTTTGCCGTCTTCTGTCAGTTTGTACTTAATCATAGCTTCTCGCTCCTTACTTTTGTTTTTTGAAAGTGGTCTTCTGACCAGTTGTGGTTTAACGTTCTACTTTTTTCTGTAGTTCTTTAATGGTTAAGGGATTTCCATTTTGCTTAACCATATCTGCCATAGATAAATTTCCTTTAATGAAAAGATTATACCTTGTTTTTCCTAAAATTTCAACTTGTTCTTTCTCTGGTAGTGTTTTTAACCAAGTACCATAATCCATATCTGCACTTACAGGACCATTCATTGAAGCCCTTTGTTTATTTGAAAGTTTCTTTACTATGGGTTTTTCTCCCAAAATCTCTTCAAAGGACTTTACAATTCCTATAATTAAACTTCTACAGCGCCAGTGTGCCGGAGGTCTTCTGTAATTCATTCCCCCCTTAATGTTGTTATGCTCCATGTCCCAAATGTTCCCGTCCAAGGCACGACATATTTCCGAAGTGCGTCTGTCCAAAGTTGATACCCATTTTTCACCACTAAATATGTCTTTATTTTTCTCAACTATTTGCTGACGAACGCCGTCTCCTACAGAAAGAATTGACGTGTGAACAAGGGCATCTATATTTGCTTTGGTAAGACCCATTAACTCTCCGTTTGGAGATATTGCACTTACCATTTGAGAAAAACTCTGATTTTCACCGATTCCAATTTGAAAATCTTTTACAATGGTTTTCATTGTAGACTCAAATTTTGTTATAAATTCTTTTGCTTGATTTTTCCACCAATCTCCAATGAGTTGTCCATCTATCATGGAGTTGTTTATAATTGATCTCAGTTTGTTTTCTGATAAGCCAATATCTATTACATTGGCACCAACCACTTTGTTATAAATCTTCATTGTGTTTTTGGCTTCATATGCTGCCAAAGCTTCTAAAGTAAGCTTATTTGCTGCTGCAAACTTCTCATAGTTATCAACAACTATTTGTGCTATCACAACATTCATTTTCTGCATTTTTCGCAATTGATAATCGGAACGATCCAAAGTCAAAGGGTCAAATTCTACTATTTTTTTGAGTATATCCTGTCTCATCAAAAGAAGTAATTCTTCTGCTTTTAACTTTTCCGATTCTGACAGTCTCAAAAGGTCTATCTGATCCTTTAAAAACTCATCATATATTTTATCTGGAACTGATGCCATATTGACTCCTTTTAAGTGTTAGAAATCAATCTTCTTCTGAATCTTCGATAATTGCACCACTCTTATTTCCTTTACCCATTCCATTCATCGGTAAATTATTTCCTAAAGGATTATTTCCTCCAGAATTAATTTTTTTAGGATTGTTGGAAAAAGGAACTGAACCATTAAAAGATTTAACACCTTCTGCTTCAATAAGGAGTTTTTCATCTTCAACCTCACGTCCAGGGGGTAAAATCTCACCCATCTTGAGGTTATATAAAAAGGTGTCAAGTGACATACTACCTGATTGCAATGCTGCAAGCAACGCTGTTATTTCTTGCGGGGAAACCGATGTGTCAATGAAGTCAGTGTTCATTTTTACGTAAGTTGAATCATCTGCATTTCCTACCCATTCGGTATACCTTTTAATAGTGACTGTAAGCCCTTCTGAAATATTTTCCACAATAGCAGTTAATGCTCCAGATTCCCCTGATTGACGAATCCTTGCTGCTTCAGCCGTTTCAACTCTTGATCTGTTTTGTTCAATAACCCGTGATCCAAGAATTGCCATGTTGTCTTCCAAGGATTTCTTTGCGTCTTTAATTGCACCAAGTCCTTGTCCAGTAAACTCCATATAACCGCAGGAAGCTCCAATATTATTGCTTATCCAAGCTTTTACCGGTCCTACTGATAAATCAGCATCTAAATCAAATCCAGCCGCCCAAGGAGTGGGAAGGGCACAAAAATGCAAACCATGGGCATAATCCACACTCAATCTCCAGTGTGCCAGATTCACAAAAGCAAGATCAAGAAAGGGGGGCTTATTAACCTTCATTGTATTTTCTTCAGAACCAATAATGTTAAACATTATTTTTTTGAGTGACTTGCCTTTTATTTTTGGATAAATACGTGGCTCAGAAAGAAATCCTTTGTCTGTTCTTACAGCAACCTCTACAGAAACAACATCACCTTCAAGACGAAAAATTCTGTATTGAACTTGTTTTTCATCAGAAAACTCATCATTACTCTGTTTGTCTACATTTTCTCTCAGAACAAGCAGAGTCAACTGTTCTTCACCATCAACAAATTCTACTTTCCAATTTATGATTGATTCTGGTTCGTACAAGGCGATGTAAGGGGTTTTGTCTGCATAACTGTCAACAAGTAGTCCTACCCTGCCTTTTTTCATAACCAATAGCGTAACAGCCTTGCAAAGTTCCTTGAAAGACTGTCCTGTGGACATAATTGTTGGCAACAGTTCTTTAACCTTATCATTGACATCAATTTCCATTGGTTTTCGAAAAATAAAACCGACAAGTCCCTGAATGGTACGAGAATATGCATTGAAAAAACTTCCCCGATTGACATAACTGATATACTCTGCATTTTCTTGTCCACCAAGAGCCGGAATATACTTCCTACCAGCTTTTTTAATTACATCTTCCCCCTCATATAAATCTGAAACTAAATCCCATCTGTATTTACTTTCTTGGTATTCTTTGCATTCAAAATCTGCACCCATTTTTTGCTCCTTTATTTGTGGATTATTTTAATCATTTTAACATTTTATACAGAAATTAAAAACCACTTATTTTCTTTGTTTCTGTAATTCTTCCTCTTACCGGGAAAACAGCTTCAATATAATAACCAAAGGCATCAGAATTACTTACGGATATTTGATCAAACAATAAAAAATGACCACATTCAACAGTAGGACAATATACTTCTTGCAAACCATTTTCAACAACGTTAATAACATCCAAAACATCATTTTTTTCATTGCTGTAAAGAAGTTCAATCCTTTCTGAATTTTTTTCTACGTAAACTGAAAATTCCTGTCTATTCATATCTCTTTTTCTAAAGGGAATATGTGTTTTCACCCATTTATTGCATAAAGTGTGGTTTTTTAGATGTTCAGCTTCTATCCAACCATCAAGAGTCAAGAACAAATGATCTTTTGTGCAAACAATCTCTGCTCCATTATTTAAAAGCAGTTTAACGGTTTCCTTAATGCCCTTAGAACCTGTGTCAAAGTATTTTATGTAACCATTTACAGTTTTTATTCTTCCTTGCACCGGCAATTCACTGATATCTACAAAACCATTATCAGTTTCAACTTTTGTTCCAGAAGCAAAACACATATGCGTCAATTCAGGTGTTTTTTTCTTATCTATTTCACCGGAACCCCCTTCTACAAGAACAACACCTTCCAAATCATAAACAACATGTGGGGCTTTTTTAGGATCTACTTGTAAATGAACAGTTCCATCCATTGTTTTCAACCTGGAATTAACTGCATTTATTCTGGATCTCTCAGAGGGATTTGTACTGGCAACACGGAAAAAAAGTCGGTTTCCAAATACAGGGAGTAGGCATTGCTTAACCAAGTCCCAATCACTACCCATAACTTTAGCAGAACCACGACTACCTCCAGTGGAATCTCCGTAAATAAAGACGTTTCCTCTGTGTTTGCCCCAATCCGCTATCAATTTATTACAAACAAGGATTGTATTACTGTTTTGTGGAATATAGACCTCACCAATAATCCCTGTAACGATATGACCAATAACGGGCATCTGGGAAAAGTTGTCTATAAAGTTCTGTTCTTGAATAACTGCTGCTACACCCGGATCAACGTTAAAATCGAAACAAAAAATCAAATTTGCATCAGGATTATAGTTTAATTTTGCATAATGATCTTTTTCATTAAAGTTATAATAGGCTTTTCCTTTAAAATTTACGAAGGAGCCGCAATATTCTTGATCAAATGTAAGTTCATCCAATTCTTCTTTTGCAGCAGCGATTTCAGCAGCACTTAAAATATCAGCACTTTTCCAGTGAGCAACGTTCCAATCACTCTCAGATCCTTTTTCAGTCATTTGTGCCAAAGCAAATTGATGCAATTTATAATAATGATTTCTACCTTCAGGTACCCCAATGAAATCACACCAAGCAGGAGGTCGTCCTGGAGTAGACAAAGCTGGCCGAACATGTTCAGGCCATGTTTTCTTCTTCATATTCCCGTATTCATCCAGAACACCACCATCCCAAGGAGATCCTTCTATACGCTCAGGTTTGTCCATTCCAAGTAAGTGTATTTCACGATTTCCCTTTAGAAATATTATAAGTTTTGATTCTGATGGTGGTTTTCGCCAATCCCGAAAGGGTATTGTAAGAACTTTCAAATCCTGCCAATACAAACGATGTGCTTGTTCTCTTGTGGGAGCACCAATAAAATATCGGGGATTGTGAACTGGTACTCCCTGAACAACCCTTGCAACAAATCTACGCTTTCCCATAAGCTCAGTCTTGCCAGAATTGGAAGTAATAACACCACCTTTATGTAAAACGTAAAGATTAGTGGAATTGCCAACAGTAATATCAAAAGTTGCAGCTAAATATTTTTCTTTTCTGTGAAATCTGCAAGCTTCATAATGACAGATAAAAACAGGAAATTTAGAAGTTTCCATTTTGTTATTTTTCAATAAATAGGGCTTAACAGCACGATAAACTTTTCCAGATAAATAATTATTATTTATTCTCAAAATATTTTTATTTTTCTTAAATTCTAATAAAGGACTTTCCTGAAAATACTTAAAAATAATCTTAGAACAAACATCAACAATAACTTTAGAATCTGTAAAAATAGATAAAACAAGTTTGCCATAGTATTTTTTATGCTCGAACAAACCATCAACATCAATAATTCCAGCTAAGAATTTCAAACAGGATTCTTTGTTCCATCTATTTATAATATTCCAATTACAGATTTTCTCATGAGAAAATCTACCAGAAACCCATTCAGAGAAATACATAACATTTTTAGAGTTCTTTTTTATCTCTAAAGGGCAATTATCACCAAGCAAATAACCAAGAAGATAAGCATTTTTAAAATTTCGTTTCCCACCAGTAATCAAATCATAACAATGGACTCTTTTTATTTTTACTTTCCTTTTTAAATCCTTAACCTCTATTCTTTTGTAAATTCCAGGGTAATAATTCAAACCCCATAATTTATGATTTTCGGTAGCAGAAAAATAATAATCAACATCGTTATATAAAGGAAATACTTCTTGTAGACCATTATTATGTACTTCTAAAACCTCAGTAACCTCTGGCAAATTAAACTCATTATAACCAATAACAGAATCCCCAACCTTCAATCTCTCAATTGGCACAGGTCCAGAGGGTGTACAAACAAGTGTATTCCCCTCAAGACATCTGCGCCCAGCAGGTACTACATTAAACCTGTAATTGATAGAATAAGTATCATCCATTAACTGTTGCTGAACAGGGTGAAACCTCAAAGGACGCACCCTGTTCAAATAGGTTTTAGACAATTTAAAACTTTCTGACTTTACATCATCACTATTCTGCATAGGCTTAAATTTCCCCCTTTCATAATTGTAAAATATATAAGTTCGTTTTGGGAATTTTGAAAAACCCACCATTTTTTTGACAACACCCTTTTATCTGTAGAAAACGTCCACCTCTTTTTTGTCTGTGATATAGCCCTCTATTCCCTGAACTCTTTCTACATACTATTTAAACGTTAATAATACCGTATTTGACGATATATAAAGAACGGTTCATAAACTAATATTTATGTGGGGAAGGTGCTAGAAAGCCCCTAACTCCTCATTATAGTCAGGTATC